GGGAGTGTCAGTAGGGTGGGGCCCGTAGCCCCTTGTTACGAACTACGGCTAAACTCATCTCAAGTAAAGAGGTTCACATATGGCGATTAAAAAATCTAATGGCACTACGTGTGATCCTAACACAGGCAGTACAGTAGCAAAAGATAGTTTATTAAAGGTTTCAGGATACAAGTATACAGATACAGACGGCATTACTAAAGATATTGTACTAGGACGCAAGCGTGGTAGACCAGTAAAAGTTCGTAATCAGTCGTGGTATCCTCAAGATAAGAAAGTAGATGCCTGCACACTGTATGCTGTGTATGGGTCTATTTCTGAGGTTTCAAAACTCACTGACATCCCTGAAGCTATTATTCGTTCTTGGAAGAATGAGTCTTGGTGGTTAGACATAACCAGACAAGTTTATATTGAGTCTAATGAAGGGCTGACTGCTAAGATCAGCTCTACATTGGATAAGACTTTAGAACTTATATCTCACAGATTAGAACATGGAGATGAGATATGGGATTCTCGAACAGGCCAACTTGTAGCCAAACCTGTTGATGCTAAAGCATTAGTTGGTCTTTTTAGTAGCCTTGCTTTACAACGTAGATTAGGTCGTAATGAACCAACAAGTATTCGAGGCACCACCACCTCCGATGATAGACTTGAGAAACTCTCACAAGCATTTGAGAAGTTTGCTAAGATGAAAACAATTGAAGGATCCTTAGTAGAAGGAGAAGGAGAGGAAGAAGATGCCGAGCTCGCCGAATTATAAACGAGACTATAAGACTGAAATGAAAACAGCAACAGCTCGTGGTGAAGATAAAGATCGGGCTGCTCGTAACAAAGCTCGTGCTCATGCCATTGCTAAACATGGTAAAGCTGCATTGAAAGGTAAAGATGTCGATCATAAAGTTCCTTTACGCAGCGGTGGAAGTACTGCTGATTCTAATTTACGTCTACGGTCTATCAGCGCCAACCGAAGTGACAACGGAAGAGTAGCAAGTAAAAAGAAGTAATGTTAAACGCAGATATTATTCATGGCTTTGCTGGTTCTCTTTTATCAAAGAAGTACGATGGAGCAACACCAACCCCACAGTTTCATATAGAGCTTTGGGAACTCTTTACAAATAAACATAAATGTATTGCTGCTGCTGCTCCTCGTGGGCATGGTAAATCAACAGCAATCACTTTTGCATATGCCCTAGCTAATGCTCTCTTTCGTGAGAAACGATTCTTAGTTATTGTTTCTGATACAGAAGCACAAGCAATAAACTTTATATCAGACATCAAAACTGAACTAAAAGAGAATGAAGACTTAATTAGTTTATTCGGTATTAAGAGTTTTGATAAAGATACAGAGACATCCATCATTGTTAGGTTTGATGATGATGCTCTATTTCGTATTGACGCTAAAGGTCAAGGCTTTAAGCGTGGTATGAAGTGGGATAACAAACGCCCAGACTTAATTATATGTCATGAAAAGGGCACTAAGGTATTTACACCAGAAACTGGTTGGATACTTAATCAGGATTACCCAGATAGTAAAATTTATACTACAGATAGCTGTTATAAAGTTACCTTTGAAGATGGTACTACTGAGATAGTATCAGGAGATCATAGGTATCTAACAGATGAAGGTTGGGAGTTTGTATGGGAATTGAAACCGAACAAGAACGTAAAAGAAGATGGAATAATACCTATAAGGAGAAGCACCCAGAAAGGGTTAAAGAAGCTAATAGGAAGTATTATCAATCCCCAGAAGGTAAAGCAAAACGTGAGGAGTGGCTTATTAAAAACCCTGGTCAGGCTAAGCTTAGCAAGTACAAACACTACCTCAAGAATAAAGAAAAGTATGATGCAGCAGCTAGAGAGTATGCTGCTCTACATCCTGAATGGAAAGCTGCTCATTGTGCAAAGAGAAGAGCAACCAGACTTAATGCTACTCCAAGTTGGGTAGATAATGAAGAACTCTTTCTAATAGAAGAGGCGTATAAACTAGCTGCACTAAGAATGGAGATTACTGGTGGTTCTTGGGATGTAGATCATATTATTCCACTAACTAGCAAGTATGTGTGTGGTCTACATACAATACATAACTTACAAGTTGTACCTTCTTCCTACAATTACAGAAAGCACAATAAACTCTTAAATGAAGATTATTTCAGTAGAGCCATATAAGAAAGGAGTAGAGGTTGTTGCAATGAGAACTAAAGCTGGCTGGTATAAAACCCATGCTGGTATTTCTCATAATTGCGACGACCTTTAGCTTGAGAATGAGGAGGTAGTTTATAATAAAGAGCGTCGTGATAAGTTCAAGCGATGGTTCTATGGTACTGTAATACCAAGCCTTTCTAAAGATGGTATCCTACGTGTAGTAGGAACCATTCTTCACTTAGACTCTCTGCTTAATAACTTAATGCCAGATGAGTATCTATTATCAACAAAGATAGAACCCCTTAAAACTTATAACTATGTAACACATTCTCAATGGCGATCAGTTCGCTATAGAGCGCACAGTGAAGACTTCTCTCAACTATTATGGCCTAGTAGATGGCCTAAAGAAGAACTAATAAAGATCAGAGAAGATTACACAGCAAAGGGTCTTTCTGATGTATATAGTCAAGAGTACCTTAACTACCCAGTTGATGAGAAGACCTCCTACTTTAAACGTGATGACTTCCTCCCATCTACAGAGATTGATAAAAAAAGGAATAAGCGGTACTATGCTGCTACTGACTTTGCTATCTCCAGTGGTAATCGTTCTGATTACACTGTTATTGCTGTTGTGGGGGTTGACGAAGAAGGTAGGCTGCATGTAGAGGATATGCGTCGTGGACGATGGGATGCTCTTGAGATTATCAATGAGATGTTCAGTGTCCACAAACGATATAAGCCTGAGTTGTTTGTAGTTGAACGTGGTGCAATTGAGAAAGCTATTGGCTCAGTGCTTAGAGCTGAGATGTATAAGAGAGGGACCTTTCTTAACATACATCCAATGTCTCCAACAAAAGATAAACAAACTCGTGCAAGGTCTTTTCAAGCACGTTTGCGTAGTGGTGGTGTAAGGTTTGATAAAGAAGCTGACTGGTACCCAGAGCTTGAAGATGAAATGGCTCGGTTTCCAAAAGCTAGGCATGATGACCAAGTGGATGCCCTTAGCTGGATTGGTCTTATTCTGGACGAGGTACAAGATGCACTGACACCACAAGAAGAAGCTGATGAAGAGTATTATGAAGAAATGGACGACAATTACAGTGGTCGTGATCTATGTACAGGATATTAAAGGGGTTTAACTAATGAGTGTTTTATTAACAAGTGATACATATATTAACGGGGTACTTATTACCTCTGGTACAACTGTATCTTTAGGATACATCCCTGAGTATAACCTAGTGTATGAAGGTAGTGGTACTTGGGTTAGTATTCCTAACGTAGTTCCTAACACAGTGGCTAATAATACTTTTGAGTATGACAAAACCACAAACATAAATTTATCAGTAGAAAATAACTATGTAAAAGCTATCAGATCGTTTGGCACAAAAACAACACCTACCGTTCCAAGTACGGCGCAAACTTTAATTTCCGGAACACATTACTATATAGACTCAGTATCAGGTAATAACATTAATGCTGGTACGAGTTGGGATACAGCGTGGGCTGATGTGACTAAAATCAACTCTCTAAATCCTGGGGCTGGGGCTGTTATTCACCTAGCTGCTGATGGCGTATGGGACTACGGTCAGTCGTTGTCTGCTTATACAGCGAGCGACCTATTTCCATATAACAACGGCGATAACTTAAATGGTACTGTATCTGCACCAGTGGTACTCAAACCATATTATCCACGCGGATTATCCAGTACCATGCCAACAATACGGCACTACGGCACAACTAAGGCCAGCGACTGGACACTTGAATCTGGTTATGGTGGAATGGTGTGGTCAATACCGTGGGTTAAAGCCTCGAATGACTACATCAATGTTGTTGCTTATTTTGGTACAGATAAAACTGTTGGAGTAGCACCTGGACAAGCCAGTAACGGACCAGCAGTATTGACAGGAGCGAATCAGTATGCTGTTAGCACAACTAAAATATATGTATGGTCTGCGAGTAATCCAGTTACGGCATATGGTTCTGTAACGCTAGGCTGTAAAAGCATTTTCAACACCTCTTGGGATGGTATGCGTTATTTCAAAATTCAGGGTATAAATTTTGAATATTGCAACGCTATGACTTTAAGTGGGGCAGCTAATACAACAAATGTACAGACCGGAATAGAGATATCATATTGCCGCTTCTATCGTTCTCATGTTGGCTTTTTTAGAAACCAACAAACAAATGCAACCACAACTGAGATGTCGTTTGCAATACATGACAATAAGTTATATCAAGTACCAAACAGCGGGATTCGCATTGGCACTACAAATGGGACATCTGGAAACACAGTCTCATGGGAAGTATACAGAAATCAGGTATTTGGCGGAAACTACTCATCGTCTGCTGGTGGCGCGTTACTCTATAACCAATCTATAGGTGGAACAAAGCATATTGCTTGGGGTAACTATGGTTATGATTGCAGAAATGGCACAGGTGGAGCACAGATTGATGGCTCTATGCTTTATAGCGACGTAAGCACAAACCATTCTATTTTCTTCGGAAATATTGCAGAATTATGCGGTGTAGCATTTCAGACTAACTCGGCACTTGATTGTCATATTGTATCAAATCTGGCGATTGATTGTATAAAACATACCCAGACTACCGGTACAAGCACAGACAATACTCCGAATATGGGCTGCACTATTGCACATAATACCTATCTTTGGACAGGGCGTTATACGCGCTCTGCAATCCAGTTAGGCCCAGGATTAAACGCGAACACCTCGCAACCATTCACCCAATGGAACTCTCAATCTGGTTCGGGCAGATACTACTCAGTGTTCACTTTTGTAAACAATCTGGCTGTAAATACTGGGACAGCCTTCACTATAGGGATATTGCATTTTGAATCAGCAGGCATCACTACATCTGTGATTGCTGGCAATGCAGCACTGGGTTTTGGTGGTCAAATAGTACAGGACACCGCGATAGATGTTACGAAAACCAATCACTATATGGCGCTCATTGGAACAAATGCTGATTTACCACTATGGTTGCAATATGCTAATTATGGTGTAGCTAGGCCCGCTATAGACTCTATCCTCGTCGGTATGGGTGATACTTTGTCAAGTGGATATTCTGATATAACAGGCAATAGCTTTACAGTTACACCTACAGTTGGCTGTTACGAGGCAGTTGTTTAAACATGAAAACCAACTTCCCCGCAAGATATTAGGATAAAATGGAATTAAAAACTAAACTCAAACTACAAGATATAATCAAGAGTCCTAATATAGCAGAAGACCTTTGTGATGAAGACCTTCGCTACATAGGCTCTAAGGCTATATCTGACTATAACAACGATCTGTCTTCTCGGTATGGTTGGGAAACCTCTATGGAGGATGCCCTTAAACTTGCTATGCAGGTTACAGAGGATAAGACATTCCCTTGGCCAGGAGCTTCTAATGTTAAGTTTCCTCTTATAACTATTGCAGCTCTTCAATATCATGCTCGTGCATACCCTGCCCTTATCTCTGGTACTTCTTTAGTTAAGTGTCGTACTATAGGAGAAGACCCACAAGGATTAAAGGTAGCTAGAGCTAAACGTATTGAAGCCCATATGTCCTATCAGATACTTGAAGAAGATTCTGACTGGGAAGAGGAGATGGATAAGACCCTTTTAGTACAGTCTATTATGGGTTCTGCCTTCAAAAAGACATATTTTAACGCTGTAAAAGGCTATAATGAGTCTGAATTAGTCCTTCCAAAAGACCTTGTTATCTCCTATTTTACTAAGTCTTTTGAGCAAAGTCGTCGTTATACACACGTATTACAGATGACTAAAAACGACTTAATTGAACGAGAACGACGTGGTTTGTTCCTTGAAGGCAATGATTCAGTAGCTCCACTAGCTCCTTCTACTGGTCTTGATGTTGTTAAAGATATGTCACAAGGGCTGACACAGACTTTTCAAGGCTCTGATACTCCTTACACTATCTTAGAACAGCATTGTTGGCTTGATCTTGATGGTGATGGTTATGAAGAACCATATATTGTTTATGTACGCCATGATACATCAGAAGTAAAACGTATTGTAGCTCGCTTCTATTCTGACAGTGTTCAGTACACAACTCAAGCACAGATTAAGGTTCTTGAAGATCAACTTGCACAAGCACAACAAGCCAAGCATGACAAGATGATTGCTGACATTGGCAAAGAAATAGAAAAACTCAAGGAGACCAGTCTTGTTGTCTACATTAAAGCGGAAGAGTACTTTACTAAGTATACTTTCATCCCTAGTCCTGATGGGGGCTTCTATGGAATGGGTTGGGGTCTTTTGTTGGGACCTACCAATAAGTCTATTGACACTCTCATCAATCAGCTTATTGACGCTGGTACTCTCTCAAATACTGCGGGTGGTTTCTTGGGACGTGGTGCAAAGATTAGAAAAGGGGATAATTCCTTTAAGCCTTTCGAGTGGAAACCAGTAGACTCTGTTGGCGACGATCTTCGTAAGAATGTCTTTCCTTTACCTGTACGTGATCCCTCTAACGTAACACTTCAACTACTACAACTTCTTATTAGCTATGGTGAGAAGATTGGTATGTCTGTTGACATCCTGACAGGTGGAAACCCAGGTCAGAATACTCCTGCTGAGACCAGTCGTACTATGGTTGAGCAGGGAATGAAGATATTCAGTGGTGTATATAAACGTACTTATCGCTCTCTTAAAGATGAGTTCCGTAAGTTATATCGCCTCAATCAACTCTTCTTACAAGATGACGCAGACTTTGAAAACTTAACTCAAGGTGAAGGTGCTAAGGTTCTAGTAGAAGACTACTTAGGTAATCCTACTGATGTTAGACCAGCAGCAGATCCAGAAGTAGTATCTAAACAAGAACGACAAACACAAGCAGCTAACCTTGCTACACGTGCTTTACAAGTTCCTGGTTATGATAAGTACTTAACTGAAGTTGCCTTCCTTGAATCAATGAATGTGCCTAACATAAGTAAAATCTACCCCGATCCTAAAGGCCCTAACGCAGTTCCTCCACCACCTAATATCAAGATGGAAGAGGCTAAGATGAAGGCTCAATCTGCTCAATCAGCCCACGAAATCAAGTTGAAACTTGGTATGGCTAAGTTGATGCAACAAGCAGATCTTGATAGAGCAAAGATTCATCAGATGGAAGCAGACGTTATTCTTAAACTTAAAACCGCGGGAGGTATAGATACAGGACATGAAATAGCTCTTCTTAACGCCCAGATAGGGGCTGCTAAGAATCATCAAGATGGTATTATGCAGTCAGTAAAATTACTACACGAGATAATGCAAGGAGATAAAGGTGGCAATACAGAAGCAGGAATGGGTGGAGTGGGCCAAGCATCCAGCAACAGTGGAGATGTTTCACCAGCTCAAGGAAGCTAAGAAAGAAATGGCACAGCTGATGATTGAAGGGCAGTATACTTCAGACACAGTAGAGGCTACAGCACTAAAACATGCTGAGGTAATAGGTTGGGCAAGAGCAGTTTCAGAGATAATCACAGAGTATAAGGACAGTAATAATTATGAAGAATGAGTCTGGCATTAAACCAGTAGGTCATAGGATATTAGTTCTACCAGCAGAGACAGAACGTAAAACATCTTCTGGTCTTATCATGATAGAAAAAGTAGCTATGATGGAAGAGATGGCTCAAACACAAGGTACTATTGTATCTATGGGTGATACATGCTTTGAAGACGAAGTATCTCCTTGGTGTAAAGAAGGTGACTTTGTTATGTTTGGTAAATATGCAGGGGTGGTCTACCAAGGCCAAGATGAGAAACAATACCGTATCCTAAACGACAAAGACGTTGTTGCGGTAATCACTAAGAAAGGTAACTAAGAGATGGAAGATATTGTAGTTGATAATGAAGAAGTACTCCAAACCGCACCAGAACCTTCACCAGTCGATTCAGAGGCTCGGTTGATGGGGTGGGTTCCCAAAGAAGAATTCAGAGGCCCTGAAGAGCATTGGATCGATTCTGAGACCTTTGTAGAACGTGGTAGGTCTGTATTACCAATTGTAAAGAAGAATAATCAAGAGTTAACTAAAAAGTTACTTGCCCTAGAAGCTAAAGATCGTGAGCGAGAAGTTACTATTGCTGAGTGGAAATCCTTTATGAAGGAAACACAACAGCGAGAACGGGCTACTTTAGAGCAAGAAATTACAGCACTGAAAGCACAGAAACGACAAGCTATTTCTGATGGTGATGGTGATGCTGTAGTTGACATTGATGAAGCTATTGATGCTATCAAAGATAAACAACGAGAAGTTAAAGTAGAAGTACCCCAGCCTACCAATCAACCTGACCCCGCTTTTATTGAATGGGTTGGTGATAATTCATGGTATGGAACAGATGAAGATAAGACTGCCTATGCTAATGGTATTGGTCCTGCTGTACAGTCTGCACATCCTCATCTACGGGGTAAAGCCTTTCTTGATATGGTAGCAGCACGAGTAGCAGAGAAATTTCCTGCACAAATAACACGTAGAGCTTCTCCTGTAGAAAGTGCTACTACTAAGCCATCCCCTAAAGGAAAACAGAACTATAATAGTTTACCAGAAGAGGCTAAGAAAGCACATGACAAGTTTGTAAAGAGTAAACTAATGACAAGCGAAGAGTACTTATCTTCGTACT